GAGCTTGCCCGCACGTAGACGGCGAGCGCGTTCGGTCCCAGATCGGGCAGGCTGCTGCGTACCGTGGCGTCAATCTCGACATCGTTGGCCGCCGCGCCGCCGTTGTTGTAGAGGTGAATGCCCCGTGTGATGCTGCCCGCCGTGGCGGCGTAGCTCCCAACGTTCAAATCGCCCCGGAAGCGGAACAGGCCATCGGTGCGGGTCAGGTTGCTGGTACTTTCAAGGTGGACATAGGCATAGGGATTGACGTGTGACGCCGTCACTTCGATGGAGGTGCGGATGTCGTGTGACCAGCCGAGTAGTTCGCTTCCGTGGATGCAGCGCCCCTCCGGTCCCGAGCGGATGCGCCCGCCGTCGATGCGGGTCCTGTCGCCGGCGATGGTGACGCCCCACGGCATATCGACATTGACGAACGACACATGTTCGACATTGCCGTGCAGGTTGCAGCCGGTGACATTGGTGGTGCTGCTCATGCCGCTGATCCGCCCGCCGGTGACGGTGATCGCGCGGTTCGGCACGCAGCCGATCTGATCATTCCCGGTCATCGTCAGACCGTGCCGGGTTGTTTCCAGGTAGCAGTCGGTGGCGCTGACCTGCTGGCAGTTCGACAGGCTGATGCCGTAGTTCGTGCTGGCTTCGGCCTGATTGTCCCAGGCGTCGATGCCCCGGAGCGTCACGTCGTAGCAGCGTTCGAGGTCGAGATGCGAGACATCAGAGCCGCGCAAGACCAGATCATCGAAACGCATCCGGGTGCCGAGCGCGACATTGATGCCGGTCGATCCCGCCTGGAACCGCATCGTCGCCCCGCTGATGCCGCAGCGGATGGGTGTGAGCTTGTAGACGCTCACCGTGCCGCCCGATGCGTACCCGGCATAGGTGCGGTTGGTCAGCGTCACGGTGGTCGTGCTGACGCTCTTGACGCGCACGAACTCACCGGCCCGGTAGTATAGGTGCGGGCCGGGTTGTAGGAGCCGTCGGCGCTGTCGTAGATCAGCAGCACGTCCCCGGCGCTCACATCGGGCGCGGTGGCGAAGGTGATGCTCGTGCCGTTGGCGCTGATGTTGGACGCGAGCACCGGAAGCGCGGTCAGGCTTCCCTCACCGTGGATGGCGCTCAGGCTGACCGGGGTGGTCATGGCGCTGAAATCGAGCGTCGTGTTGCCGCTGCCGCCGAAATCGAGGTACACGCCGTCCTTGAGGGTGATGCCGTCGAGTCCGGTGTAGGTACCGGGCGGGAAGATCAACCGCCCGCCACCCGCCGCGTGGACCGCATCGATCGCCGCTTGCAGCCGCGTGGTCAGGGACGGCATCCCCGGCACGACGCCCCAGCGATTCCCTTCGTACCGCGTGGGCAGTTGCTCCGCCGCATACCCCGCCCCCGGCATCCCGAACCGGATCGCCGTCGCCATCGGGATCACGTCACCCGCGTAGAAGTTCCGCGAATCGGTGCCATCGGCCGTGAGATAGGTGGCCGTGCTCGGCACGGTGTAGGTCGTGGGAACGCTCATGCTGCTGCCCTCCGTGTGTGATGGCCTAGTTCGGGGTGACCTGGAAGAAGATGCGCGGGGCCTCCTGGGTGAGATCGCTGGGCTGCACCACGCCCTCCAGCGTGGCCGGCATCGCCGTTTGCGCTCCGGCGGATGTGACGCTGACGCCCGCTGATGACACGGATGATCCATCGGTGAAGTCCGCCCGCCCGAGCGTGCCGCCATAGGTCCGGAACGACGCGATCGCAATATCCCCGGTGGCCGAGGCGCAGATCCAGTAGTCCCCCGGTTCCACCGCCGCATCCGGCGTGATGGAGAACGACTCGCCACCGAGCGTGCCGTCTGGCACGAGCACGGTGCCGAGCTCGGCCACCTTCGCCCCCGGCAGTCCGCGGCTGGCGCCGATTTCCGACACGGCGTAGATGGCGACGCGCGCCGTCGCGTCGCCGGTCTGGTTGCCATAGAGGACGAAGCCGACGCCGGTCATGGTGGCATCGGGATCGGTGACCGTGATCAGCGCCCCGAGGATCGTGTCCGCGCCGAGGGTGGCGGGATCGTCCCCTTCGGTGCCGGCCATCGCCGTTCCGTTGTCGTACCAGATCGCCGGGTTCATGGGATAGGTATCGCCGCCCCCGCCGCCTGCCGCGACCAGATCCGCGATCCGCTGCTCCTCAACCGCATTGAACGGCGTGGTGGTGGCGTAGGCGGCGTCCGGCATGGCGAAGCGGATCGCTTCGGCCATCGGGATGACATCGCCGGCATAGAAGTTCCGGGAGTCGCGGCCGTCCGGCGTCCGGTAGACGGCCGTCGTGGGCACCGTGTACGTCGTGGGGTTCGTGGTCGGAATGCTCATCTCAGACGACTCCTAGGGGTTTGTCGAGCACGCTGGCCAGCGCCATGCTGCCGTTCGGATGCTCCGCGGCCATATGGACCCGCGCCTGCACCAGATCCACCACGAGCCCGTTGCGACCGGCACAGGTATAGCCGTCCGGCCCCGGATCGGTGTCGTGGTTCGGGTTGTCGAGGATCTCCACCTGCGAGACCAGCCCGGATTCCGCGTACCCGGCCAGCGTCGCCTCGTTGTAGGCGTTCATGCTCTCCGTGCGCGCAATCGTCTCGCTGCGGCCCCGATAGTTTTCTTCGTAGAGCCCGCGCAGCCGGTCAGACAGGTCCGGAATCGATGCGCCATCGGTAAGCGCCTGCCCGACGATGCGCTGAATGTCCGAGCGCGTCGTCTCGGTGATGTTTGTCACCCGCTGCCCCACGAGACTCAGCACCTGCTTGACCCACGGGTTGCTGACATCCCAGACGAGATCGCTCTCCCCCAGCCCCAGCAGCCCCACGGTCTGGCCGGTGGCCGTCTCGCCCATCAGTTCCCAGAGTTGCCGCAGCAGCGGTTCCAGCTCGTCGGCTTCATCGGCCCAGTCGATCGCCAGCAGATCGGCCACGTCGCGCCGTTCCAGATCGGAGCGCGCGGCCCGTTCCGCCACGGCGAGCACCCGGTCTTTCTGCTGTTGGAAGTACTGGTAGAGCCGCGGCCCGAACGTGGCCCCGGCGCTCGTGTAGAGCCGGGCGGCGCGGGTTTCCAGCCGGGCGCGCGTCTCAAGCGGCACGAGGCCGCGTGCGCGGCGTTCGGTGTCGGGATCGGGTACGGCGGCATGTGACGGCGGAACAGCCCGCACGGACGATCCTGGCGCGTGGCGGGCGCTCCGCTGTCCGGTGGCGGCCGGGACCTCGATCAGGTTGAACGGCATGAGGTAGACATCATCGGCGTCGTCGATCACCGGCAGGTTCGCGGCCCGCTTGTAGTCGGCCCGCGTCACCGCCCCGGCCCGGAACGCATCGAGCAGGTGCGCCCGTTTGGCGACGGCGTCTTCCTGCATGGCCGCCACGCCGCTGGTGTCGAACGTGACGCTGTAGCCGGGCCGCCACTCCATCGCGCGGTCATAGAGCACATCCCGGGTGATCACGTCGTCCATCCGGCCCCAGAGCTTGGCGATGGTATCCTCGTAGAACGACTGCCGGGCTTCCCCGTAGTTGCTGTAGGTGTTCCGCTCCTGCGCGAACCGCTGCCCCACGAGCGAGCCGGGAATCCCGAACGCCTGGCAGATGGCGATCTCCGAGAGGTCCCGCAGATCGGTGTAGGCGAGCTCGTCCATGTCGAACGAGAGGCGCTTGATGTCCTTGACGGACGACATGATCGGCGGCTTGGGCGGTTCGCCGTTGCGCCACGTCGTGCGCTCCACCCACATTTCACGCACGAGGGTCGCTTCGTCCTCGCTGAAGTCGGCTTCGGGATCGAGCACGAGGCCATAGACCGGCAGCGCCCCGGCATCGAAAAACCCTTTGAGGTAATCCTGCATCGTATTGAGCAGGCTCCATTCCCGCAGGGCGATCTCCAGCGGCCCGATGCCGCGCGGATCGCCGGTGCCGGTGGCCGCGAACGTGAACACCGCCACGTCCTCGGCCGGGAGCACGGTGTCCGGCTGGCCGGAGACCCGGTAGAGCCAATCGTGGGTGCCGTCTGCGCGCGGGATCGGTTTGAGGAGCTCGCTGTTCATCGGCCAGAGGGCGACGACAGTTCCAGCGGCTGAGCGCTCCTTTTCGACCACGCAGAACCCGTAGATGCTCATCCGGACGGCGACGTTGTACCAGAACATCGCCTCGCCCATCTGCGGATTCGGCAGGGTGATGAGCGACCGCATCGGATGGCGCGCGTCGTCCTCGCCGGTCGGATCGAACACCTTGAGCGGCGCTTCGGCCAGGGCCGAGGCCAGCACGGTGACGCAGCGGAAGATCAGGCCCAGCCGCTGGTACGCCTGCCGCTCGAACGTGCCCAGTTCCCGGCGCGCCCATTGCGGCCGGTTGATGGTGTGCGACACCTGGAGGGTGGCGGCGGCGTCACGCAGCTCGACCGGGCCGATGTCGGCGCGGGTGATGGCCGGGGCCGGGTGGCTGTTCCAGCGCAGGAAGTCCCAGACGCCCATCAGTAGATCCTCACCTTCTTGCGCGGCGTGAGCAGCAGGCGAGTCAGCGCCATCGCGGTCGTGTCCACCTGATCGTCATGGGCGCCCAGCGGGAACCGCTCGTGCTCGGCCAGCCAATCATCCAGCCACGCCGCCTGCTCCGGAATGCAGGCCCGCCCGCCTTCCACGACGCCGGCGACGCCCTCGGCGCGGGCAATCTTGGACTGCGTGCCGTCGATCGTGAACGGCACCACCGGCAAGGCCGGCAAGGCGCCGCTCGCCGTGTGGTACGGCTGCTTGAGCACCTGGAGGGCGCTCTGCCCGCTCGCCTTGTCTTCGATCACCAGTCGCAGCGGCAGATCCGGGAACTGCTCGCGGGACCATGCGAACGCATCATGCGCCTGCCGGATCAGCTTCGGAAAGTCGAGCCGTTTCCACCAGACGCGAATCAGGTACGCGCTCCCCTGCCCGTCCGCTCCCCACAGGGCGAGCGCGGAATAATCGTTTGAGACGCCTTCCTTGAAGGCCGAATCGAGCACCAGCTCCAGCCGTGTCAGCGTGGGCAGCTCGCGGTAGCGGGACCACCACGCGCGCGGGAACATGCCGCCCGTGGCCGGCAACGGCTGCCCCTGGTACTGCGCTTCCCACATCCGGGAGCTCATGTTCGCCTTGCGCCGCAACAGCTCCGGGATCGGGTAGCGCTCCGGCCAGAGGGGTTCGCCGGCGTCGGTGATGGCCGGCAGGTGCAGGACCTCCCATTGGTCGGCGCCGTCCGCGTGGGCGGCCAGCAGGCGACCGATCAGATCATCGTCGTGCCAGCGAGTGCCGATCACGATGACGGCCGCGCCGTCGTGCAGCCGGGGGTACGCGGTGTCCTGATACCACTGCCAGGTCGAATCGCGCTTGACCTCGGAGTCGGCGTCGTCGGCGCTCTTGACCGGATCATCGATGATCAGCAGGTCCGCGCCCTGCCCGGTGATCGAGCCGCCGACACCGGCGGCGATGTAGCCGCCACCCGTGTCCAGATCCCACGATTGCACGGCGGCCAGATCCCCGGCCAGCCCCACATCGAACGGCCAGCGCGCATCGGCGACGATGTTCCGCGCCTGCCGCGAGAAGCGATAGGCCAGACTCGCGGTGTAGGAGCAGGCGATCACCCGTTTCTCCGGATGCCGGCCCAGATACCAGGCGGGGAAGTGCTTGGAGGCGAGTTCGCTCTTGCCGTGGCGCGGCGGCATGATGATCAGCAGGCGATCGCACGCGCCCCGCTCCACCCGCTCCAGTGCATCAGCGATGCGGTGATGGTGCGCGGCGGCTTCATAACGGGGGAACATGCGCCGGACAAAGGTCAACAGGTGATCCCGCGAACGGCGCTCCCGCTCGGCGTCGATGGCGGGGAGCGGCGGCGGCCACAGCGCGGCACTCATCAGCCGTCCACCTGGCCGGCTTCGGCCTTGCGGCGAAGCGCTTCGAGCTGGTCAAGCTCATCATCGGTGTAGATGGACAGATCGATGTGCTCGTGCCGGATGCGGCCCTGGTGGGTGTGATCGATCTTGTCGCCGTACACGTCCCGGCGATGGCTCTTGAGCAGGAAGATCGCGGCCGTCGTGTCGTTCTTCGCCCCGCGCGTGGCGAGCGCGTCTTCCAGCGCGTCAAGCCCTTCATTGCGCGCGGCGATCACCCGCTCCTCGAAGCCGGGAATCTCGCGTCGCCATTTGTAGAACGTGGGCCGGGAAATGCGGGCTTTTCGGCAGGCGGCCGCGAAGCTCGGTCGCTCCCGCAATGCCTCCAGAATGGTGGCTTCTTTTTCTGGTGTAAAACCTGTAACCGCCATCGCCACCACAACCAAACAAAACGACCGCCGGTAAAACGCGCATCGGCGTTTCACACGGCGGTCCAAACCACCAACAGGTTGTCGCCACTATCCTACCACGATCCGCCCGCCGGTCACCCGGCGGTCTTCGAGGTGGACCTGCTCGCCGGTGAAGGGACGGACAGCGCCGCAGCGGCAGGTCACCGTCCAGGTTTGCGGCGCGCCCGGCCGCACCGTGGTGACGCGCTCGGAGCGGACGTGCAGGTGGGCGCGGCCGTCCCGGTCGGTGGTGAGCCGGCCCAGCACGGTGTGACACGAGGGGCAGTGCCAGCCGTGCCGCGTCATCAGGACGCGCCCCGCGCCTTCGCCTCGTCAATCGCCGCCGCGATGCCGGTCTGCAACCGCTGGATGCGCAGCTGCTGGGCCGTGATGGTCTCCCGCATGCCGGCGATCACCAGCTGCTGCCCCCGAATGGTGTGCATCTGCTCGGTGACCAGCGCGCGCAGTTCGCGGAGTTCGCGGGCTTGCGTTTCGATGGTGCGCGCCGTCGCGTCGGCGTAGGTGGGATCGATCATGCGTCACCGTCCAGGCCGAGCCGGGCGAAGAGGTCGCGGCGGGCGGCGTCACGCTCCGTCCGAAAGATGTCGAGATCATCAGGGTAGTGCGTCAGCGCCACTTCACAGCCACGGGTGGCGATCTCCATTCGCTCCACCGCCGCCCGCAGCTCCGGTTCCATCGCCCGCAGCGCGGCGGTGATGGCGGCGCGCATGGCGAACTTGTCGCGGTCGAAGTCGCGCATGTTCTCCCAATACGCCTGGTCCGCCGCC